ATTTTTATTGGACAACAAAGAGAGTAATATCACTGTTAATGATATTGATAGAAGAAACGCTATTGCTATTTTATTAGAAGATTGGGGTTTATTAAAAGTAGTAAACAAACCTAAAAATAATACACAATCTATGATTTCTCAAATTAAAATCATTCCTTTTTCTGAAAAGGATGAATGGGAATTGGTAGCAAAATATGCAATTGGTCAAAAAAATGTAAAAAGGGTAGCATAATGGAACCAGTTATTAATCTTGAATTGACTGTTAAAGAAGTTAATGTTATTTTAGTAACATTGGGTAAACATCCTTTTGAAGAAGTTAATATTCTTATTAACAAAATTCTAAAACAAGGTGAAACTCAATTGGCAGAGTTTAAAGCAGAACAATCTGATAAAAAAGTTTTGGATGAGGAAACTCAATCCTGACAGTGGGAAAGACTACATAAACCAATTAACGCCTTCGGGGTTAATTTTCTATAATAATCTTGCTTTATATAAAGGAGATCAATATGTTTAATTCTTCAATTTTCTGGACACCATCTGATTTGGAAATGTTAGTACAAAGATATGAATCTTTAGATGCTAAACAATTTCCTCCTCATAATGTATATGATAAAGATGGATTCACTTATCTGGAATTTTCATGTGCTGGTTATTCACCAGATCAATTATCTGTAATATTAGATAATGAAACCCTTACCATTGAAGGTAAAGGTGTTCATGAAGATTCAACAAAATACATTTACAAAGGTATTTCACAAAGAAGTTTCAAAAGAAAATTCACTTTGAAACCTCATGGTTATGTTGCTGAATGTGCATTAAATAATGGCATTCTCATGATCAAACTTGGTGTGGAAGTTCCAGAAGAATTAAAACCTAAAAAAATTGCAATTACTACCAACGATAAATTGGTATCATATTCATAATCTATAATGAGGTGGTCATAACGGCCGCCTCTTTTTTAAAGAGATATATCATGACAAAATTAAAAATCATTCGTCTTTCTACCGGTGAAGAAGTTCTTTCAAAAATAAATGAAGATACTACTGATAATTTTTATCTATTGGAAGATGCAGTAACCCTAGTTTATACACCAAAAAGTGAATCAGAAATGTCTGTAGGATTCGCTCCTTTTATGCCATATGCAGAAAACAAAATCATTTTTAAATCTATGGTTGTCGCTATGGGTGATCCTGTTGATAATATCAAAAAAGAACATATAAGAATTTTTTCTGGTCTTATTCTAGCAAAATAAATTTGTTGACTTTTTACTCCAGTTGTTATACAATGTTCTTATTAAATAACAACTGGAGATTATATCATGACTATCTTAAACATCATTGAATCAATTGATTCTACTTCATCAAGACTCGAAAAAGAGTCTATCCTGAAACAACATAAAAACCACCAGAACTGGATTAAAGTTATCAAAACAACTTATGATCCATTCCTGAATTTCTATATAAAGAAAATTCCTGAATATTCATCATCTGATGAATCTATTTCCTTAGAAGAAGCATTAGATAATTTCCTCGAAACTATTCCTACTAGAAAACTTACTGGTAATGCTGCTATAGAATTTACCTCTAGTTTATTATCTAAATTATCATCTTTTGATGATCAAGAAGTGTTCAAAAGGATAATTGTTAGAGATTTGAAATGTGGTATTAATGTTGCTTCTATTAATAAAGTTTATAAAAATCTTATTCCAACATTTGATGTATCTTTAGCACATAAAGATATTTCTGGAATAAAATATCCCTGTATCTGTCAGACCAAAATGGATGGTTGCAGGGTTCATATTAGATTTTATAATAATGAATTAACGGTTTATACTAGAAATGGTAAAGAAGTTTGTTTACATGATGTTCTGTTGGAAGAATGTAAACAATTAATGAAAGATGGAGAAATATGGGATGGTGAAATTGTTTTTTATAAAGATAATAAACCACTTGATAGAAAAACCTCTAATGGGTTATTCAATAAAGGTGTAAAAAATACCATATCTTTAGATGAAGCAAAAATGGTAAAATTTATTTGTTGGGATATTATTGATACAACTTCTACTATTCCTTATAAAGAACGATTAGAAACTTTACAAGAAAGATTCAATAAAGAATATAACCATATAGAAATAGTAGAAACTGTTTATGTAGAAAATGAAGAACAAGCATATGATTTCTATAATAAACAAATAGAAAAAGGTGAAGAAGGTGCGATATTAAAGAATATTGATTTCAAATGGGAAGGTAAAAGGGTTAAAGGAATGGGCAAAATGAAACAGATAGAGGAGTGTGATTTATTTGTAGTAGGCTGGGAAGAAGGGACAGGAAGGAATAAAGGTAAATTAGGAGCATTGGTATGTGAAACATCTGATGGTAAATTAAGAGTTAATGTTGGAACAGGATTTAGTGATGAACAGAGAGAAAATATTAAAGAAGATATTATTGGTAGTATTATTACAGTTCAATATAATCAAATAATCGATAGTAAAAATAAAGATACCAAATCATTATTTCTACCTAGATTTGTAGAAATAAGATTAGACAAAAATGTAGCAAATAATATTAACGAATTAAAATAAGGGTAATTATGCAAAGAGTTCAATTAAAAGTATTAGATCAAAGAATTGGTAAAACAATTGATTTTCCTGAATATGCAACAACTGGTTCTGCTGGTTTAGATTTGAGAGCTTGTTTAGATGAAGATTTAATATTAAATCCAGGTGAAACTAAATTAATACCTACTGGTATCGCTGTTTATATTGAAGATAATAATTATGCTGGAGTTATTTTACCTCGTTCTGGATTAGGACATAAACATGGTATTGTATTAGGTAATCTAGTAGGATTAATAGATTCTGATTATCAAGGTCAATTATATGTTTCTTGTTGGAATAGAGGAACAGAACCATTTACTATTGAAGTGGGTTGTAGAATTGCACAATTGGTATTTGTACCAGTCACCCAAGTTAATTTTACAGTAGTTGATAAATTTGAATCAACTGATCGTGGTGAAGGTGGGTTTGGTCATACAGGTAAAAAATAATCAAGAAAACCATTTACAAAGGACTGTAAATGGTTTATAATATCATTTTTATAAGTGAGGTTTAAATGTACACTAATATTTTTAAAAGAGGTGATTTTCTCTATATTAGAGAACCTAATAAACAATTTAAAAAAGAATTTAATCCATCAATATGGATTAATTCCAAACCTAAAGATTTTTCTGGTGAAATCTGGAAAACACTTCATGATGAACCTGTTTATGAAATGAAAATGGGTTCTATCAAAGAATCTGATGATTTTGTAAAAAAATATAAAGATATTGATAATATTGATTTATTTGAAACACCAAATCATGTTTGTCAATACATCGCCGATACTTATCCAAATGAAATTAAATGGGATAAAAAAGATATTAATATTTTTATTATTGATATTGAAACTCAGGTGGAATTGGGTAAATTTCCACAACCATCATTAGCAGAAGAAGAAATTAATCTAATAACCATATTAGATGTTAATACCAATAAAATGGTTACTTTTGGAACATTAGAATATAATGGAATTGAAAATATAGATTATAGATTCTTTCATAAAGAAAAGGATATGCTACATGAATTTGTAATGTGGTTTTCACAAAGATATCCAGATGTCATTAGTGGTTGGAATTCAGATCTATTTGATTTGGTATATCTTTATACTAGACTTGAAAAGGTGTTTGATAGTAAATTTGCTAAAAAGTTATCGCCATGGGGTATAGTTACTACTAGAACTGTTAATATTTTTGATAAAGAAGAATTAAAGGTTGATATTAAAGGTATATCATCATTAGATTATTTAGATTTGTATAAAAAATATGGTACTTATTCTAATAAGGAAAGTTATAAATTAGAATCCATTTGTCAAGAGATATTAGGTACTGGTAAATTAGAAAACCCTGGTGATTCTTTTAAGGATTTTTATACTAATCATTCTACTACTTTTATTCAATATAACAGAATTGACGTTGATCTAGTTAAACAATTAGATGATGCTTTAGGGTTATTTGATTTAGCATTCACTATTGCTTATAGTGCTGGCGTTAATTATGAAGATATATTTAGTCCTGTAAAAACATGGGATTCTATTATTTTTAATCATCTTTATAAAGAAAAAACAGTAATACCAAGATTAACAGAAAACAAAATAGGTCATTTTGAAGGTGGTTATGTAAAGGAACCAATAGTAGGTAGACATAACTGGGTATGTAGTTTTGATGTGGATTCTATGTATCCACATTTGATAATGGAATATAATTTATCACCAGAAACAATATTAGATAATAAAATTGAAGTTACTATTAATGATTTATTAAACAGAACAAAGGATTTATCATTTCTTAAAGAAGAAAATATTACAATGGCGTCTAATGGATGTTTATTTAGAAAGGATAAACAGGGTATTTTACCAAAGTTGATGCACCATTATTATAATGAAAGATTAACAACAAAAGCATTAATGATAGAAAAGAAAAAGGAATTAGAAACTGCAATAGTAGATAAAGAAAGGATTAAAAAAGAGATTGAAATTCTTAATAATAAACAAATGTCATTGAAGATTTTGATTAATAGTGCTTTTGGTATTTTGGGAAATGATTATTGTCGATATTCTGATCCAAGAATTGCTGAAGCGATTACTTTATCTGGACAATTTGCTATTCAGTGGATTGCTAATAAGTTAAATCATACTATTCAAAAATCTTTACAAGATGATAAAGATAGAATTATATTAATAGATACGGATTCTGTTGTTTTATCTTTAGAGGATATGATTAACAAAATATATCCTAATCACACTACACAAGAAACCATAGAATATATTAATAAAGTTGCTAATGAAATTCTACAACCTATTATTAATAATTCTTTTGAAGAATTAGGTAATTATACCAATTGTTATGAATATGCTTTAAGGATGAAATTAGAAAATACAGTAGATACTATGATTTCTATTGGTAAAAAGAATTATGTAATGAATGTTCATTGTAGTGAAGGAGTAATGTATAAAAAACCCAAAAAGAAAATTATGGGTTTACAAATGGTTAAATCTTCTACACCTGCTATTATTAGAGAAAAATTAAAAACTTCTTTAGATTCTATTTTATTCGGTAATGAATCGGATATTCAGAAATTTGTTAATGATTATGAAAAAGAATTTTATAAATTGAATGTAAATGATATTGCCTTTCCAAGAGGTGTTTCTGATATAAACAAATGGGAAATATCATCTACTCTTTATAAAAAAGGTACTCCAATTCATGTTAGAGGTGCAATATTATATAATAATTTAATAAAGAAAATGAAATTAGAAGGGAAATATAATTATATACACAATGGTAATAAAATGAAATTTGTGTATTTAAAGAAACCTAATCCTATTCAGGAGAATTGTATTGCTTTTATAGATGAATTACCTAAAGAATTTGGTTTACATTCCTATATCGATTATGATATAATGTTTGAGAAAACATTTGAAGATCCAATTAAAAATGTAATCAAACCATTAGATTGGACAACCAAACAACAATCTAATTTAAATAACTTTTTTACTTTTAATTAAAATATGAACGAATTATTAAAAAAATTGATCAAAAATTCTACTATTAAAGATACTACTGTATTAACTGAATCCAGATTCTTTAATGAAAAAGATGTCATACCAACCAGTGTACCAGCACTAAACATTGCATTTTCTGGAAGATTAGATGGTGGATTATCAACTGGTTTAACAACATGGGCAGGTGAATCAAAAAGATTTAAATCTTTATTTTCACTAGTATCTGCCAAAGCATATATGGACAAATATCCTGATGCTGTTATGATGTTTTTTGATAGTGAATTTGGTACTCCTATGGCTTATTTTGATTCTCTTAATATTAATAGAGATAGAGTTCTCCATATTCCAATTACTGATGTGGAACAATTAAAATTTGAAATGATGAAACAATTGGAGATGATAACTAGAGAAGATAAAGTTATTATAATTGTAGATTCTATTGGTAATTTGGCATCTAAAAAAGAAG